GATCTTGCAGTAAATTTTTGGCAGTGGACTATTGTAATCACTCTCATTCTTATTGGCTTTGTAGCAAGTATTTTTGATGGTCAAGGAGAAAATAGAGTAGGATTCATGTATAAAGAAATGCCTCATATGAAGCCTCTTCCAATTCAAACAAAAGACAAAGGTTTTTGGAAAGCAATTTGGATGTGGCTTTTGGGCGTTCGTCAGTGGGAGATCTGTGATGACTTTCACTTTACACTTGGAGTAGATGAATATGTTATTCCCCGGGGTTTCCAATTTGATGGTGCGTCTGTCCCTAAATTTCTTGCTATGTGGCTGTCTCCTACCGGTGTATTACTTATGGGCGGTCTTGTTCACGATTATGGGTACAAGTATGCTACTTTGACAAAGAAGGATGGAACAGATATTGGTAAAAAAGATCAAAAGTGGATGGATAAGCTTTTTCGAGATATTTGTATTGAAGTAAATGGTTTTAAGTTGTTAAACTACTTAGCATACTGGGCTCTTCGAGTCGCAGGCTTTGCAGCTTGGAACGGACATAGAAAAAACGATTAAGAAGGTAACATGGCAGTAGAAATTAGTAGAAGAGACTTAGTCTCTGAGCAACTTGTTGATTTTCAATCTGAGACGAGGTTTCTCAAACTTCCAGTAGATCCATATTTGGAACTACTCGGCATAACACCTCTTCCGTCTCAAATGGCGATCATAAATGCGATTAATAATAATAAATATCGTTTTGTCACAGCAGCTATTTCTAGAAGGCAGGGCAAAACGTATATCGCAAATATAATCGGGCAACTAGTATCACTAGTCCCTGGTTCACACATATTAATTATGTCTCCGAACTACGCCTTGTCTCAGATTTCTTTTGACCTTCAGCGACAGCTTATTAAACACTTTGACCTAGAGGTTGCAAAGGATAATGCAAAAGATAAAGTAATTGAGTTGACTAATGGATCAACTATAAGAATGGGATCTATTAATCAGGTTGATTCCTGTGTAGGTAGAAGTTACGATTTAATTATCTTTGACGAGGCAGCATTGGCAGATGGTAAAGAAGCTTTCAATGTTGCACTTCGTCCTACGCTAGATAAAGATAACTCGAAAGCATTATTTATATCTACTCCGCGAGGAAAAAATAATTGGTTTGCAGAGTTTTTCAATAGGGGATTTACAAATGAATTTCCAGAATGGGCCTCGATACGAGCAACTTATAAAGATAATCCGCGTATGTCTGAAAATGATGTTACGGAAGCTCGAAAGAGTATGTCCGAAGCCGAATTTAAGCAAGAATATGAAGCGGACTTTAATACCTACGAGGGGCAAATTTGGAACTTTAATCACGAAGAGTGTATCGAAAACTTGGAAGAACTCGACACTTCGAAAATGGATATATTTGCAGGGCTTGATGTGGGGTATAGAGACCCCACGGCTTTTTGCGTACTTGGATACGATTGGGACTCGGAAAAATACTACCTACTAGATGAGTATTTAGATGCTGAAAAAACTACTGAACAACACGCAGTTGAGATTCGGAGACTTATGGAAAAGTGGGATATTGATTATATCTTTATTGATTCAGCGGCTCAGCAAACTCGATTTGACTTTGCTCAGAACTATGATATTACTACCACCAATGCCAAAAAGTCTGTTCTTGACGGCATTGCTCATGTGGCTGGTATTGTTGATAATGATAATCTTCTTGTAGATCAGCGGTGCAAAGAAAGTATGTCAGCATTAGATCAATATCAATGGGACCCAAATCCAAACTTGGCTCGAGAAAAACCAAAACACAATATGGCATCGCACATGGCAGATGCACTTCGATATGCACTATACTCATTTGAAACTTCAACTACTGGATTTTAATAGGACCAGAGAAAAATAGTAGTTGACAATTTAGTTCCCCCACGATATAATTTCGTTAATAAAAAGTAGTAGATTCAAAGATGACAGAGCTAAAACGAGATCCCGTAAAGTATATAAGGGACAAAGCAAAAGCAAGATACGAGAAAGGAAGCGAATGCTACATCTGTGGCACTGACGCTCAACTCGACTTTCATCACTACTACAGTTTAAGTCCTCTCCTTCAAAAGTGGGTCAAAGAAAAAGGCTACTACATGGAGGAAATAAGGGACTTTAGGGATGAATTTATCAACGAGCATATTGAAGAGTTGTACGAAGAAACTGTTACTATATGCCATGCACATCACTTGAAGTTACATTCAATTTACGGGCGTAACCCAACATTACATTCAGCGCCTAAACAAAAACGTTGGGTAGAGATTCAAAGAGGAAAGCATGGCTTGGTATAATTTTTGGCAGAACAAGGATGTGGAGGAGAAGCTAAATCCCGCGCAACCTTATTATGACCATAAAATAGAGTCGTCTCGAGAAAAAGTTGCTAATTACGAGCGCGCGTATGAAGACCTCGAAATTGTAAATCGGGGCGTAAACATGGTTGTAGATGATTGTGCAGAAATTAATGTAAAAGTAGGTGAGCAGGCTGGCGGTACTAGCGTAGTTAAAGGAATTAAAAGGTCTCGTGTAAACTTACTTTTAAACAAAGAGCCAAACCTTTTTCAAGATATTAGCACTTTTCGTCGTAATTTAATTACAGACTATCTTTTAGATGGAAACATCTTTATTTACTATGATGGAGTACATCTTTATCACTTGCCTGCAAATAAGATGACTATTCATGCAAGTGAAACAACTTACGTTGAAAAATATACTTACAATGAGCAAATAACTTATTCTCCCCGAGAGATAATTCATATCAAAGAGAATAGTTTTTACTCTATCTATAGAGGAGTTTCTCGACTGAAGCCTGCTCTTCGCACTATGATTCTTTTGCGAAATATGAGAGACTTCCAAGACAACTTTTTCAAGAATGGAGCAGTTCCAGGTCTAGTACTCAAATCCCCTAATACGTTATCAGAGAAAATTAAAGAGCGAATGATTCAATCTTGGATTGCTCGCTATAGACCAGATGCAGGAGGTCGTAGACCTCTCATTCTTGATGGCGGAATCGAGGTAGATTCCATCTCGAATGTAAACTTTAGAGAGCTTGATTTTCAATCAGCAATCGAAGAAAACGAAAAAATTATTTTAAAAGCTTTGGGTATTCCTCCAATTATGTTGGACTCTGGGAATAACGCAAATCTTCGCCCTAATATGAGACTGTACTACTTGGAAACAATTCTTCCAATTGTACGAAAAATTAACTTTGGACTAGAAAGGTTCTTTGGGTTTGAAATTACAGAAGATGCTACAAACATTCCAGCACTTCAACCAGAATTGAGAGATCAATCTCAGTATTACTCAGCATTAGTTAATACTGGAATAATTAGCCCGAATGAAGCTAGAAGTGCACTTAACCTGGAACCTTTAGAAGGTTATGACGATTTACGCGTTCCAGCTAATATTGCAGGAAGTGCTGTAAATCCAGATGAGGGCGGACGGCCCACAGAAGAAGAAGGAGAGTAATCTATGGCGGTTCGACAAAAGCAAGCAGTACTAGATATTGCATATAAGCATTTCAAAGAGTTTGGGCTTCCCCTCGATATTGAGTATAAATCTTATTTAGATATTGTAGGCCCTAAAGAGGCACTGCACGCTATTTCAGTAAAAAGAAGTTTTAAGGCATGGAAGTATTTGCTGCATGCTCTTAAATTAAAGCACCCCGAATTGGGTAAGAAACCGGAGCCAGCACCTGCTCCGAAACCTGCACCAGAGCCCGAGCCACTTGAAGCTCTGAGCAAGGCTGCTCCGGCAGAAGAAAAGAGTGAAGACTAATGGAAAAGATTTTTAATCTTACCTCCACTTTTAAAGCTCTCGACGAGGATGATGGAGGAGTACACATCTGCGGCATGGCTAGCACAAGTGATTTTGATCGTGCTGGTGATACAATTGATGCAGAAGCGTGGACTAAGGGGGGTCTGAACAATTTTGAAAAGAATCCTATTATTCTTTTTAATCATGACTATAACAAGCCGATCGGACGCGCAACAGGACTTAAAGTCACTGAAAACGGTCTTGAACTAAAGGCTAAAATTTCTAAATCTGCACCAGATCATGTGGCGCAGCTAGTAAAAGAAGGCATTCTTGGAGCTTTTTCTGTTGGTTTCCGAGTCAAGGATGCAATCAAGCAGCAACTTTTTCTCTGGCGAAATCATTTGACTCTATTGAAGAGTATAATGAATTCAAGAAAACTTTCACCAATCGTGTAGATCTAGCCGGTCAGTCTCTGGCTAAGGATGAAAATTCATCGGTAGCTAGTGAAACACCGGACGAAGCGGAAAAATCCGCTAAAGAGGAGATCAATATGTCGGAAGTAAATACTCCCGAAATCGACTTGGAAGCTTTTGCGAAGAAGGTAGCGGAAGAGACTGCTGCTAAAATCGCAATGAAGCAAGCCGAGACGAAAGCTGTCGAAGAAAAGGCAGCACAAGAAGCAGAAGAGAAGGCAGCTACTGAAGCTGCTGAAAAAGCTGCTCAAGAAGAAGAAGTTCAATCAGCTATTAAAGTAGGTGTTGAGTCGGGTGCTGAGCGCCTGATGGCTGACGTCGAAGCTAAGCTGGCTGAGAAAGACGCTAACTACGAAGAAGTTATCGCTAAGTACAAGTCTGACCTTGAAGAGAAGAGCGAAGAGCTCACCAAGATGCGTGAGTCTAAGCGTGTATTCTCTGACCGTAACGGCGCTGGCGACCTTTCTAAGTGGGGCAAGGATTTCATGTATGGCCACCTTCTCGGTGTAATGACCGGTAAGGGCTGGGAAACTTCTTACTCTAAAAATCTGATGGAAAAAGCAGGTATCAACTATGCAGCTAATGCTGGTGATATCGCGCAAGAAGTTTCTACGCAGATTGAGAAGGAAATCATGCTTGAGCTGAAGCTTGCACAAGCTTTCCGTGAGATTACTATTAACTCACAAACTCAAGTACTGCCTATCCAGACGGATGCAGGTCCTGCAGCCTGGGGTTCTAACACTGATACCGCAGGTAACTTGGAGAACCGTCCTGAAGTTACTAACGCTCAGTACAATGCTAAGCAAGTAATCCTGAAAGCTACTCGATTGATTTCGACCACTTTCATGGACAACAACATCGACGAAGAAGTTCTTGTTAACTTGATGCCGATGCTTGTTGAGTCAGTTGCACGTGCACACGCTCGCGCAGTTGACAATGCTATCCTGAACGGTACGTCAGGAGGCAGCGAAGCATTTGATGGCTTGGAAGCTCTTGCAGGTTCTAACGCCTTTGCAACTGACGTTGCTGCTGCTGGTACTGGCTCTGTCACTGCTAGCGACTTCTTGGACGCTCGTAAGCTGATGGGTAAGTATGGCATGATGCCTGAAGATCTGGTATACGTTGTATCGCAGAAGCGTTACTATGACCTGATTGCTGATGCTGGCTTTGCCGACATCACTGATGTAGGTTCTGACGTTGCAACCAAGATCACTGGTTCAGTAGGTGCTATCTACGGTACTCCCGTAGTTGTATCCGACCAGCTGGAAGCTGAAGGCGCAAGCGCCACTGTAGGTTACGCCGTTAACGTTCGTAACCACGTAATTCCTCGACTCCGCGGTGTATCCGTAGAGCAGGATTACGAAGTACTGAACCAGCGTCGAGTAATCGTTGCTAGCCAATCTCTTGGCTTCAACCAGCTCGTTGCTAATAACGGTACTACTGACGTATCTGTTGTTAAGGTTACCCAAGCGGCATCTTAATATACTTTTACAAACTGGGGAGGTTCGCCTCCCCAAGTTTTTACTAATTAGCTTATGACAGACTTAGTTACTCTTATAGAATATAAAGCTGCCGAAGGGATTAATACGCCCAAAAATGACGAGCAGCTTAATTATATTATTCCGTCCGTGAGTCAATTAGTAAAAACTTACTGTGCAAATAGCTTTGTAGATTACTACAGCTCTAATAAAGTTGATACGATTAATATTGATTGGGATACATATATTGTACAACTTACAGAAAGCCCTGTAAATACAATAGTATCTGTAGAAGAAAGAGATTCTTATGGAAGCTCTTATAACACTCTTACTACTGGAGCATACGAATACTATTTGGACAGCGCTACAGATAGTATTATTCGTACAACAAATGGTAGCTACAAAAATTGGGCTCGTGGCCCAGGCGCAGTACGAGTAACTTATACAGCAGGGTATGCTAGTATTCCTACGGACTTGCGTCTTGCTGTTATGGATTTGATTACTTACTA